GCCACCAGACACAGCTAGGTCTTCATCTTTTACAATTCTAAATGTATTATAGTCTACAGTTTTAGTTGAGGCAGGTAAACTATATCTAACTGAACCAGCTACAAGTGTTTCTGTTTGTGTAGCATGGTTAAATGGATAATTAAATTCTCTTTGATTTATGTATCTAATAGCTTCATTAACAGCGTTCTTTGCTTGTGTTTGTACACCCCTAGCCGTAGAAAAAGTAGTAGATGTTAACTCTACCTCATTCAGATGGGTCAAAACTTTATTTACAAGTGTGAGGTATGATTCAGCCATTTATAATATTCTCTGGTAAGAGTAAGAAGGGGCAAGTTGCCCTGCCCCCTCAACTTAGTTATGCGAGTTGGTCGCGGTCTACTTCTTGAGCAGTCATGTCACCGGGGTCATCAACATCCAAGCAAACAGCAAACATGCGGATTTTACCACCTGTTGTTGTGCCTGTCATTGCCTGAATTTCAACGTCAATGGTATCTGAAGTGCCACCAATAAGAACAGGAGTTTGTCCTGCTTTAAAAGCATAATCACCTACAGATGCGCCATCAAAATCAAAACCGTCAACAAAGTTATCAAGGTCTCCACCTGTGATACCAAAATCAAAATCTGTGTCAGTTGAAGTACCTGTATGAGCAGATGTTACTTCAAAACCAGCACACATGATTAGGGTATTCGCAGGAATAGTCAAACCCGGAATAACATCATTAGCAGCAAGGGCTGTGCCTTTATCACTTGCAGCAGTAGCAAAGTTTAACTCTGCTGAAAGCAAGTAAGGCTTACGACCACGAGCGTCATTTCCACGTGCTACGGAAGTAGTATTATCACCAAGAGCCATAATTCAGTCCTCCCTTACACTAGACAGAAACGAGCGTTAACAAGAGCCTCTGGACGAAGAATCTTGCGTCCATAGAGGTGCATACCACGAACAATGTCAGCAAAGCTGTCAGGGTCACGATATGTCTCTGTCTTGTTAATTTGCTCTGCGGTAGCAACGGCAGATGAATGTCCACCAACAATTACACCAAAGTTGGATGAGTTAGTACCACCAGTAGTGGCAGAACCTGTTCCAATCTCAGGAAGGTTGTTAGAAACATACACTTGGAAGCCGTGCAGGTTATTAACAACAAGTCCGTTGCGAAGTCCACCTGACTCACCATAGTCTTGGTTCAGAAGTTTGGAATCTTCATCCTTCAAGATTTCTAGGAATACAGGATTGACTACAAGCCAACGACCTTGGGTATCCACATTTTGCTGGTCCAGCTTACGAGCCATACGAGCAATAATCATGGTTGGGTTAGCATTGCCTGACCCCGGTACAGCAGATGCACCCGGTAAGCGTGGCTGAATACCAATACCATTGTCGGCAGAGCCGCCAAAGTCATTAGCATCAACTTGCATTTCAGCCAGCAGTTCATTAGAACCTGCAGTAGAAATTGCCTTTGAACCATTTACGGTTGTATTGGCAGTATCTGCTACACCATGAATTGCAGACTGTTTAAAGCCACACATATAACCAAGAACGTCTTGGTCAAACTGGTCAGCCAAACGATACGCAGCACGGTCACTTGCCAATTGCTGGAAGTTCACGTGGCTATGCGCCTCTTCAATGTCATCAACCTTAAACGCAAAGTAGTTAGCTTTGTCGATGGTAAGGTTGAAATCTTCATCATCAAGGTCTTGCGGTGTGATTGTTGTACCACGTGCATAAGCCTTGACGGTGATTTCGGGTTCTTTGATAATCTTAACGGAATCACCCATCTGTGCAATTTCACCAAAGTAGTCATTATTGGAAATTGCTTCAGCAACAGCGGCCTTGCGGAAAGCAAGTTGCACCTGTTTGCTGTAGATAATAGGCGAAAAATTACCGTTAGGAAGATTACCGTACCCACTAGCGGTTGTAAACGCCATAGTACCATCTCCTTATTTAGGTAGTTTTTGTTTTAAACAGATACAAACTAAGGCTATTAGAGGCTGCGTTGCTTGGGTGTGACTGTACGGGTCAGGCCAAACTCTTCAGGTAATCCGTAAGACTGTGTGTTTGCATGGTTGAAGTGTGCATATTGCGCTACACGCACACTTCTTATTGACTATAGTTATATTCAATTTCAACTATTTGTCAACACTTTTTTCTTTCGGCACTTCAATTACATTCATATTCATGCTGAAAGACCTGCGTTCCCCCTTCGTATAGAAAGGATATACGCAGTGAAACAGTTGTGCAGGAAAAACATAGAAGTCACCAACTCTTGGTTTAATTAAGAAATTAGTGCTTGTATAACCAGCAGCCGTTCCATAGGCAAACTGTATATGCCCATGAGAAGGATGATGGTCTTTATAATCTTCTTCCCACTCTTTTTCTATTCCCTCTGGAAGTTTTAAATATCCAACACAAGATAGTCTACCACCTGTGTGAATATGTAAAGGGTTATACTCATTTTCAAATTGCCTTACAAACCAACCTGAAGCAATTTGAATACCATAGTTAAAGTTTTCAAAGTCCAAACCTTTTTTACCAAAATGGTTTCTGTGGTCTGTGTATGCTTGATACTGTAATATAAATTTACCTAGTTCTTTTTGTACTTCAGTTACAGTATCTTCATCAAAGTGTAATTCTTCTGAAACTTTACCAACTAAGTTGTCTGAGTAATCCTCTAACTTATCAGTCATTCTACTGTTAAGTTTTTCTACAAATTTATCGGGCATTTTAAAGTAACCCATTGTAGGGCCAAATGGAGCAATAAACTCCATTTCACTTTTAGGTTCATATATAATACTCATCGGGCTGAACCGCTAATATCATATATAAACTTACCACTGCGAATAGCTTCCATTATCTCATCGGAATGCTTTTCATATTCCTGTGGTGACATTGCCTGAACCTGCGACTCTTTTAAATAAGTGGAAGATTCTTTTGTTTGAGGTGTGCTTCTTGAGCCTTTATTAGACACCGCTTCAGCCGCACCTTTAGTCGTCTTAGTTTTCTTTTCACTTGTTATACCTTTGTCAACTTTGTAAAGGTCAATTGCTCTAGCAGCAGACCTTGCATCATTATCATTTTCATACAGTGCATCCTGCACCCATTTAGGTTGTTCTTCAGCCCACGCATGAAAATCATCACTATCACGAATGTCTCCAAAGTCAGGATGAAGTCTCATTAACTCTGCTTCAGCCTTTTCTTTTGTAGCAGACATTTGCATTTCATCAATTGCTTTTATACGTTCTTCCAGTGCTGTTGACTGTTCACGTGCCTTTTTCATAGCAATTGTTTCAACAATAGCAGCTACATCTGGATAAGTTGTAGCCCACTCTTCAATGTCTTCATCAGACTTGGGCAACTTCATCTCTTTTTGTGCAGCAATAGATAGTTGACTTTTTAAACTCTCTATTTCTTTTTTAAGTTCTTCTGCCTGTTTTTGCTGATGCCTACGTAAATCAGAATAACGCTTTTTAAATGTTCGCTCTTCTGCGTTTGTAGGTTCTTCCTCTTCTTCTTTTTGCTCTGGCTCTTCTACTTCACCTTGCTGTTCTTTTAGTAGTTGTTCCAGTTCTGCTTCTTCTTTTTTAATCCGTTCTTCTTGCGAATACGGTTTACTTACAAATGCAACTTTCTTTTCTGGTTGCATTTCTTCTGCCATAATAGCTTGTTCAGCCATTTCTTTTCTCCTTATGGGGCTAACCGTAGCCAGTGTTGGGGGGTTAGGTAGCCATTGATATGTGGATTATTTTTTAGAAGCTAACCCACTTTGCTTCATCTGTTGGGCAAGGCCGCCTTTATTAAAGATACCACCGTAGTCTGTTGCGCTGTAGCCTCCTAAACCTGCTACAGTGCTTCCTACATCTCCTCTGGGGTCAGAAGTTTCACTTTCATCAGCATAAGATAAACCTGCACCTCTTGCGCCTCTTTGTTGTGCAGCAGCTTCTGCCTTTGCCGCATCTTCCGCTGCCTTTTGTTCTGCCCTTAACTCTGCAGTTGTCTTTGGTGTTCCATCTGCTTTTGTTGCACTAATTCCAAATACACCAGCTTGTGCAGCAGCTTGTTTGCGTTCTTCTCTTCTTTCATTTCCTATCTCTATAGCATACGCTTTAGAAATTTCACGCTCAAGAGATACCTGCGATTTATTTTTTACGTTACCTCTTCTGTCAGTAAAGGTAGTAGAAATTTCTAATCTATTTGCTTCTGAACGCAAAGAATCCATTATCTCTTCTTGAGATTTAGTTTTTACTTCAACCTCTCCATCTTTACCTGTAACTTCTTTCGTGTAAAAATCAGACATTTTTTCAGTTACAGATTTAAATGTATCTGCTATCTGCTGTTGTTGTAAGTCACTTAACTGGTCAAGTGAACTTTTACCTATGCTAAATTCACCCGCACCCCTAAACTGGTCTAGCACACCACCTAATACAGCACCCGCATGTTGTTTATTGCCAGCTAAGTATCCCATTGCTTGTCCTGCTTTTCTACCCATTTGTGTAAGAACACCTGTTGCACTTCCAGTAAAGAAAGCAGCAATAGCAGGACCAACCTCTTTAAGATTTGCCATTCCAGCAGCAGCTAAAGCATTTTTTAAATCTTTATTTTTAATTTTACCCCTATCATATGCGACACCAGTTGCATCTGTTGTACTAGGCACAGAGTCAGCTGGAGATTCATCTTGTTCTTGTTGTTGTTGTACAGTAGGAATAGCTTTTGGAGTTTCTGTAGCTGGCTTTTTAGTAGGAGTGTAATCTTCTTTTCTAACAAATCCTTCTGGTATTTGTGTTACCCCCGGAATAAAATTTATTTGTCTTTCTGCACCTGTTTTTGTATTTACAATTGTAATAAGCTGTGCTGCCCCACCGCCTTGACCTCCTTGACCACCTCCTAAGAAATCTCCTATACCCGGAACTGGAGATTTTGGAAGTGTAGGAACAGGAGACTGCACTGGTCCTTGTACTGGTGGTTGTATAGGTGGCATCACAGGAGGTTGTACGGGAGGCATTACAGGAGTCGTAAAGTCTGGTGCAGTATATTGAGATTGTCTTTGCACACCCGGTGTAAAGTTAACACCTGTAGGTGGTACAAAAGTTCCTTGTTGTGCTTCAACAACTCCACCCTCTGCAAATTCTACCATACCATCATCTTCCATGTCAAGGTCTGACATATCAAAAGGAATGTCATCAGGAATAACAGCTTCATCTGCATTACCCATCTGACCCATCTTGTCCATCATTTCCAAACCACGTTTTGCTTCTTGTCGCATCTGCATTAGTTTTTCAAGGCCAATGTATCTTACAACATCTGCTGGAAATACAAACTCGCCCTCACTAAGCTGGGCAGGAATATCGTCACGAACTTCTTCTTGCATAGAACCTACAGGCACTTCGTTACCTGACTCTGGGTCAACTGTGCCGCCCTCTTGCATCAGGCCACCTTCGTCAAATGCACCCTCTACAGGCTCAAACAGTTCCATTTGTTTTGACATGCCACCTTCAGCAAAGTTTTGTGTTTGGTCAATTGTTTTGGCTACAAGATAGTCATCCATTACCATACCGCCTTCTGCAAATTTTCTTCCTAAAATAGATTCTACTTCATCTCTGTAGGGTAAATCTGTTACACCCATTTCTTTTTGTATAGCCCGTGTTTCCTCACGAGATAAAACTCTATTAACTTTCATGTCACCACCAACAACCCACTGGTCGCTGTCAGCTTGTCCGTCAGAGTACCTATAGCTACCGCCTTTAGGCACATAGTCATTAATGTCTGACTTTCCTTCTTTTGCCAACATAGATTGATAATCTATATCATCAGCCATTTCAACTTCAGCAAATACTTGATCTTCTGCTCTTCTCTTTACGGAAAGCTGCTTTCCTCTACGTATAATAGCCTCTGGTGTTACGCCAGCTTTAATAAGTTTATCTGCTTCTTTTTTTGTTATTTTTAAATCTTCTGGGCCTAAATGGGTTGCTACTGGTGACTGACTAGCATGAAACCCCGGACGTGCAGCAACCGCAGTTACTTTTCCAAAAGGTGCTTGTTTAGTTCTTCCTGCTCTTTCCGTTATAAAACGAGCGTTAATTAATTTCTGACGAGTCTCCTCATCTGGTATTATTATTTCAGTGCCAGTTTTGTTTCGTTTTTCTCCTTTACTTCTTTTTGCACCCTTAGTTGGTACATAAAAACTTTCCTTTGACGTAGCACTGCGCTTACCCTTAAAAGCTGCATCTGGAAAATTAGCCTCTAAAAATTCACCCCGTTTTATTTCTTTATTTGCGTCAACAAAAAGGGGATAAAGTTTATCATCTTCACCCTTAACAAAAAGTTTATATGCTTTACGTGTTTTGTTAAATGTTCGCAAACCTTTTGCTGCTGCAGGACCAAAACCCGGAAACAAACTTGCTGCTAAAGCTGTACCCTCAATACCTGCACCAACATAATCTTTTTCTTCTAATGCATCAGATGTACGTTTAACTCCTATAGCCTGACTAACGCCCGGTAGCATCTCCGCACCAAACATAGCTACATCTTTAGCGGATACACCCCCTTCTTTTTTTTGTCTTTCTGCACCTCTGCTTCTACGCTTTGGACTTAAAAGTTTTTCTGTTTCATTAGTCGCTGCCAATTATTTCATCCCGTAGGTATTTAAGTTTACGTAAAGCTGTGATAGCACCCTGCTGACGGTGCATCATTATTGTATCATCTGATTGTTCTAACACCTTTTGGTGTTGCTCAATAGTTAGGTCTACATAACTACTGAATGCTTCCCACTGGCGGTTGTTGCTCACCAGCGGCTTCAGGCGGCTGAGTACCTGCTGCTTGTCTACCATTACTACTAAATCCTTGTTCACCCGGAACTGGTGCTTGACCAGTGCCTATTGTTCCACCACCAGCACCACTAGTGTCCATAGCATCTGCACCTGCAGGTGGCGGTGTCATTCCCGCCTGTTCTTGCTGTGCTGGTGCTTGAAACTCTTTCATAAGTTCTGCTTGAAGTGCTGCTTCACTCATGTTGTTGGTTACTTTGTCGGGGTCAAGGTCCATTGATTTTGCAATCTCACTAATAATATATTGAAACTTTGCAAAAGGTGCAAGTGCAGGACTACTTGCTATTTGAAGGAACTGCATAAGTCTTTGGCTACGAACCTCATTAGCCATCAAACTTTCTGTGCCACGTGCCTTTACTTCTAAGTCACCTTTAATCTCTGGATCAAAATCAAACTGCATATTAAATCTAAAGAACCCTTCTCCCAAAGGACGCAATAGATAATCATCTACATTTTTAATAACAGTTTTTATACTACCACTTGCAGCGTTCATTAACATTGATATACCA